GCAAAGTGCAGTTAGTGGTATTGGTGGATTCCAACCGTTTTTAGATGTCACACAAAAATCTATACAAGACGCTATAACAAGAGAACAACAAGCAGGAACCACTATGGATCCGTACTTTCAACAAGCAGAAACACAACTTGGCTCTGGGATAGGTGGGCTTTTATCTTCTTTTGGGAAAATGGGACCTTCAGCTAGAGATTTTCAAAGAGCTAGTCTGACTGGTTTTGACCCAAGATCAGCACAAGGATTTTTTAACCCTTTTGAAGACCAAGTAGTACAAAGAACAATAGATGATGTATTACGAGCAGGTGAAATAAGAGATATAGAACAAAGAGCCGCAGATATAAAAACTGGTGGTGAATCAGCCTTTGGATCTAGAGCTAGACTAACAGCTGCCGATAGACAGAGAGCTCTTGGAAGAGGGTTAGGTGAAGCACTAGCTGGCATAAGGTCTGGAGGCTTTTCTGACGCTATGAGACAAGCACAAGCAGAGTCACAATTTCAAAGAGGTGGTTTAGAAAGAGCAGCATCATTTGAAGCTGGTCTTGGTAGAGATGTATCTGGTGCTCGAAGAACATTAGCAAGTGATTTGCTTGGATTAGGTGGTCAAAAAACAGATTTAAGTAGAGATATTACAAGATCACTTGTAGGTCTAGGTAAAGACTTTGGGGCACTTGGGCGTGAACAACAAACTCTAGGTAGATTAGAAAGGTCTGAACTTATGAATTTAGGTGGCCAACAAAGACAAATAGCACAAGATAGACTATCAGCACAATTCAAACAACAACAAGACGCGTTAGATAGACCGTTAAAAGTATTAGGTGCAGCTGGTCAGTTACTGCCTAAGTTTACTGGTGGTTTCCAAAGAGTTGACACACAATATAGATTACCAAGAGATCCAGTAGCTGGTGGATTAGCAGCTGGTCTTGGAGCTTATACATCATTTAAAAATCCTTATCAACAACAACAACCGCAGGGGTAATAATAGTGAATGTCTTTAAAAGAAGAATGTTTCAAGAAGGTGGTCTAGCCGATTCCAACATTGTACAAACAAGAGAAATAAGTAGAGGATTTAGAAATCCAATAGTTTTAGATGAAAATATAGAAAGACAAGTTGGTGTAGATGGTAAAGAGCAATTTTTTGTAGTACAAAGGGACTCATCAGGTAATGAAGTAAGTAAAAAACCTATAGATTTAACATTATCACCTACTGGAGATCCTGCCGAAGCTGCCCGAGTACAAGGAAGACAACAGCTTGGAGAAGCTGTAACAAAATTTGGTACTGGTATTGCTGGATTAGGTGCTGTTGCAGGTAGTATTCCATTTATCGGTAAAAGGGCTGAGTTGTTAGCTAAAGGTGTAGGGGCTTTAGTAAGTGGTGCGGGGCGTTTTATCTCTCCAGTTGTAGCACAAACTGGTGTAGTTATTTCAAAAGGTAGTGTAGGAAAAGCATTCAAAACTCCATTAGGTAAACCTAAAAAAGATGCTCCTAAAACATATGATGTAAATAGTCCACAAGGCCAAGCTATTGTAAATAACAAAAACTTTGATGCTAAAACACAATTTATTCCAGAAAATAAATTTGCTGAAATATTAGGCAAAACACCAACCGCGACACAACAACCTTTTTTCAAAGGTATAGGTAGCAGAATTAAAAGTAAAATACCACTTGCAATACAACCAGCACAAGCAACAACGCTTGGTCTCACAGTTGGTCTTACTGCTCCTGGTGCAATTGGTTCGGCTATTTCTGATATAGAAACTAAAGAATTTTTAGAAGATGTTACGCCAGATAACCAAGTCTTAGCATTAGAAAATATAATAAATGATCCAAATGCCTCACAAAAACAAAAAGATTTGGCTAGAGCAAAGATTAAAGAGTTAAAAGCACAAGGTATTAATGTTGGTGATTTAGATACTAAACTAGGTGGACCTTTTGATGCTTTCAATAGTGTCGAAGAAGCAAGAGAGGAAGCAAAAAGAGTTTTGGGTGATTCAGCCACATCTTTTGAATATAGAGGTATGAGCTATAATATTAGAGAAAAAGACGACAAAACTAAAAGTGAAGTAAAAATACCTAGACCATCAAGATCTGCTTTTTTAAGTAGTCCACAATTTTTAAATTTTCTTAAACTTTTTGCTGAAGAAGCTGGCAAAACTGGTAGTGTTGGACAAGCTGGTGTTAATGCAGCTATAAGAGCTGCTAAAGGCATTCAAACAGAACCTTTGGATTATAAATTAGCTGAATCAGTAAGTGAGATGGAAGAGTCTTTGAACAGTAATATTAAGAATTTCAAATCTAGTGAAAGAAACTTAGCCAGATTGAATTACTCAATAAACTTATTAAAGAGTCCTAAGGGAAAAGAGGCTTTTGGTCTTGATGGTGTTATTTTAAAGGTTATAGAACAAGGTAAAGCCGCTTTTGGTGGTGGTGCAGTAAAATTTGAGGATCTACCTGCACGAACTAGAGTGGACTTAATTATTACGGCACTTAGAAATGAGGAAGTAAAAAGTTTGTTAGGAGAGTCTGGTAGAACTATATCAAACTTGGATAGAGAAATAGTCGCACAAATATTTGGGGATCTTAATGCATTTACATCACAAGCTGCTCTTCTAGCACAACTTAAAAATATAAGAAGCAGATTGACAGAAGATTTAAGTGCTACTGGTGGAAGTACAGTAGCAAATCTAAAATATTTTGCTAATGTTAGACAACCAAGTACGGTACAAAGACTAAACTCAGATATTGTTCAACAATTAGTTATTCTTAATGACGAACAATCTGCCAAAGATTATGTTGCAAATTTGAATTATGACCCAGAGGATGGCGGGGACAGAGATCAAGATACCACAACAATATCATTAGCAACACCAGGAACAGTCACACAAGTCGCAGATGACGAAGAGGACGAATAATGCCTAGATACAGAGTTACCGTTGGAGATTCTGGTGAAAGTGTCCTAGTAGATGCACCAGATGAGTCTACAGCTAGAGAAAAAGTCCGTAGAGATATAAATACACAATTAGTTAAACAAGCTGGACAATCTTATCTAGATGATGTTTTATTCGATTATGAAACTGGTGTTCAAGATGCCTTCTTCAGACAAAGGTTAGGACGAGCAGAAACCTTTGAAGAAAGAGAAAAAGTTGCTACAAATTATGTAGGAGATAGTGGTTTTTTATATAACAGTCGTGGTCAAATGGCTTTGACACCAGATGGACAAAGATCACTAGGCATCAAACCAAGTTTCATTACCTTAGAAAATGGTGAAACTGTAGAGAAGAATGTAATGATAGACGAGAACAGTTTTGGTATTCGTGATATTGCAGATTTTTCTGGTGCTGCTGGACCTATATTTGGCGCTATCGCAGCATTGGCCCCTCAAGGAAGATTACTTAAAACTCTAGCTAAATATCAAAAAGTTTTTGGACCTCGTTTTCAAAGAACGATTGCAGCTGGTATAGGAACTGCAGGGGGTAAGGCAGGTGAAGAAGTCGTTGATGCATTAGCAGGTTTTCAAGAACAAGATGCTAAAGATATTGCAGAATTATTAGGGTTTGAGTTTGCTTTGGGAGCTACTGGTCAAGGCGTAGGTGAAATCTTAGGAACTGGTTATCAAATTATGTTAGGTAAAAAAGCTCCTTTTGATGATCTACATTTACAAAGGTCTATGATACAACAATATAACCCAATAGATGTTATGAAGTTAAATAGGGTTTTGGGTAGAGAAGCTACAGACGCTGAATTAAAGAGAGCAACTACACAACCTATTCAAGGTGTTACCGTAAGAAAATTTCAAGAAGGTCTTCTACCGTCACAGAAAGCATTTAATAGACCGTTACCAGCTAGAGCCCAAGCTATGACTGAGGAGATATTAGGTAACGCTAGAAATCTGCCAAACGTAAAATTTGCTCTTAGAGGTATGGCATCTCTGTATGAAGATTTAGGGCTAGTTAACATGCAACAAGTAAAACTTGAAGAATTTCTAAAAAGGTTTAGGGAGTTAGGGGTATCTGCTCGTGAAAGGGGAGCAGTAGCCAGAAAGATAGCTGAGATGAAAACAGAATTAAGTAGCCAAGAAGGTAAAGTCATAAACAAATTAGAAAAATTAGTTGACGATACTATGGACGCTATGGTGGATGAAGGTATTCAATATGGTCCGGGTGGCAATCTAGAAGGTGGTGCCTTGATTAGAGGTGCTTTGCAAGAGGCTAGAGACGGTGTAACTAACGCTATGCAAAGAAAATATACAAATGTCGATGACATTTTTTTTCAATTAGAAGATCCAATTACTGCTATTAAATTAGGAGAATTGGCTGATGTATTTTTTCAAAAAACAAAAGGTATGCTGTCAAGGTATGGTGCAAAAGAACCACAACTTGCAGTTAGACCAGAATTAGGTGAAGTTGCTAAATTAAAAACTGCTCCCATTGCATATTTAGAACAAATAAACAATAGACTAAGACGAAGAGCTTTAAACATTACACAAGCAACGCCAGATGAGGTACAAGCATTTGCAGACGCAGGCACACCACTTAAAACAATTAGAGATTATTTTGGAGATGAAGGTCCTGCATTTGATAATGCTTATAGCAATTTCGTAAAGTTGACTCCTACTAATCAAAGGCTTGGGCTAGGTCCAGATAATTTTGCTGACATGAAAATTTTGCCATTTAGTTTGGAAAACTTACGAAGAGAGTTAAGCACTATTGCTGAAGAAGTCAAATCTTTTACACAAACAAACACCATGACTAAAATCATGCACAATATGAAAACAGATTACCAAGATATTTTTAAAACTTTTGCTGATCCAAGGTTAGCAGCAGTTAAGGGTCTAAGTAAAGGATTTAAACAAAGAACGGATGCAGTAAGCCGACTCCAAGCAGTTAGAGAATTATTTGAAATTGATTCTGCTAGAGTGAAAAAAGGAGTTGAAGAATTACAAGAGGCAAATGAATTTGCAGCAAACGTACTAAAACCTTTTGATAAACAACGTATAGTTAAGGCACAAAATGAAGCAGCTTTTGGTGCCTACGACCCAGAAAATATTTATAAAAATCTTATTTTAGATGGGGATAGTGCCGATTTAAGGGCTTTTTTTAATGCTCTAGATAACTATGACAACTATGGCACTACCGTAATTGGTAGAACAAACAAAAGTAATGAGGTAAAAAAATACATAACACAACGAATTCTAAATGATGCTTATAGAGAGGCTACAAGTTTTGGCACAGATGTTATGCGATTTGATGTATTTGCAAATGAAATATCAAAATTTTATAGAAAATTTCCTAATAAAGCATCCATAGTGTTTGGTCAAAACTCAGATAATTTTATAAGAACCATAGAACAATTAAATAAATTAGGCCCAAAAGTCAAAGCAGATGAAGTAGAAAAATTAATTTTACAATTCAATAAACCAAGGGAGGGACAAGAAATTGTAGGGTTAGGTGCGACACAACCTGGACAACAATTTTTACGAGGGTTATCTGATCTTGCAGAGGCATCAGCAGAAAAACAAAAGTTTGAAGCTAATTTAATTTTAAACAAGTTGCCAGAAGCAACAAATGAAGAATTGATTGGTAAAATATTTACACCACAAGGCTCTTCTAACATAAAAGTAATAAGGCAGGCATTAGGCGAGGGTTCAGATGATTTCAAAGCTCTTCAAGCTAATGCTATGACTAGGCTTCTACAAAAAGCTATTGACTTTGATGGACCAACTAAATCAGCCGACATTACTAAAATTTTAAATGCATCTAAATTTAAAACTACATTAGACAGTTATGGTGATGAAACTTTAGAAGCTATGTTTGGCAAAGAAATACAACAAGGACTTAGAGATTACTCTAGGGCATTGGATGTCATGACTAAAGGAGAAAGAGGAACTGGTGGGACATCTGGTACACTTATTGCTGCTGCCATAGCTATTAATGCATATAATCCAGCTTTGTGGCCTACTATAGTTGGTGCTGAAGTTCTAAGAAGAGTTTTTATGAGCCCTAGATTTTTAAAAGCTATGGCTAAAACAGATAAATCATCAGTAGTAGAGGTTCTAGAATATTTTGATAGAGCGTTCAGACTATCAGCAGTTAGAGGCATAGCAAGTCTTACTGGTGATATAAATGATTATGTAGAAAAAGAATTACAAAAACAATTAGAAGGCACAGATCTTGATGAACGACTAATAGATGAAGCTGGTGCAGTTTTACCAGATATACAAAGACAAGGCAAAGAATTAATTAGAGATGTACCAACAGCTTCGATAGAATTACCAGAAATATCACCAATTAGAGGCTCTGAACTAGCAAAAGACCCTCAAATTAGGTCAGATTTCCTTGTCGGCTCTTCACCGTTAGTTTAACGAAAACTTTTGGTACCCCTTTACCTTTTATCAAAAATTTTTAACAAAAGTTATTAGAAAGCGAATAAGAGGGTGACGATATTAAGTAATAGGGAACAACAGATACTTTAGTACAACCGCCACCCAATTCTATTCATTCATACTATTTCTAGCAACTCCTTTCATTTTTTCATAACTTCTCATGCCGCCTAATCCCAAAAGTGAGAGTGTTAAAGTTAGAAGACCTTCTGTTTCTATTTTTGGTAATGGCACGTCACTTCCACTAACAACGATAATCCAATTTAAAATAGGTGCTAAAAAATATGACCATAACAAACCAAAACAAGCTACCCACATAATTGCAGGTCTAGCACCAGATACAAAAATAGATGAGTGTTTTGCTTGTTCCTTGTTGACTTCTATTTGTGCTAAATTAGCCTTATGAAATTCAGTTTTAAGTTCGTGTTCTAATTTAAGTTTTAAATTTTTATCGGTAACAAATTTACTTAGAACTTTGTCTGCTACTCCGATTACTGATTCTGTTATTTGTCCCATCAAAAACCTATTTCGTTCCTATCCATACCTAAAGGTTTGTCTGTAATACATTTTATCATATCTCTAGGTATGTGAGCATATGGTTCATTTTCGTCGTCATATACGGCTTCTGGTTTTATGTTCATTCTTACATCATATTCATGTGAATTATCCCACTCATGATAAAACAAACCATCAGTCATGGCATAAACTATAATGAAAGGTATACCAGTAGATCTTGTATAAGATGCTCCTTTTCTTAATTTGTTAACTGATAATATAAATGTATCGTACTTGTCTGATGCGAATGTACGGCATTTAACTTCACACCAATAACATTTTGCTTTTGATTCTATCCAGTAATCTAGACTATATGAAGTGGGCAACTTATGACATGTAACATCCCAAGCCCCCTCTAAAAACCCAGCAACTCTCTCCTCACGTTTTTGGTCATCTTTCGTCTCAAGACTTGGTGTCCTCATAGTCGTCTCCTTGTTTGAAGTAGATTCTTACCAAATATTTTCTTATTAAAGCTAGTATAGTAAGCACTACTACTTGTGCTATTGATATTGCAAAAGCACTATTTATACCAAACAACATTAACACAACTATCGTTATATATGCAAAAAACCAATTTATAGGTAAACCTAAAACAGTATCGAATATTGCTTCTTTTGCAGCTTTTTTGTTAATCTTCATAGTAATTTGGATCTACAGCTACAAATCTTTTTGTAGGTCTGCCTTTTCCACCCACTCTAATATCTATTTCTTGTATTTCTCCTGCATTTTTAAGTCTATCTATTATTTCTTTTACTTCATAAGATTTCATACTTCTAAATAATTCATGTCTATCTACTTCTCTTTTACTTATACCCTCTTCTCCTCTAGACCTAATGAACGATAGAACATTTTTTATTTTTGATTCAGTAGCTGATGAGGCAACTTTATCTTTACATGCCTCTATAAATAATAAGTCATAGTATCTGACATAATCTATACACCACTTTGTAACATCTGCTGATATTGTTGTATTTTTAGGATTTTCTGCTAATGCACAAGATAGTGATAAACGCATAGCTTTTTCTCTTGTTCTAGATAGTAACGGTTCTAAATTATCCTTTTCCAAAGCGTTTTGTCTTTTGACTATTTCCTCTGCAAATATTTCCAATAATGTTTCTGCCTCTGGTGTAAAACTAATTATCTTTTGTTCAACATCTAGCTCTGCATTATTTTCCCCTACTGCACCAAACTCTGTTGATGGTTTTCTTATTTGATTTACCCAATTTACTAAAGTTAATGGTGGTCTGATATATTTTTTAAGCCTTTGTATTTTTCTTGGTTCTTTACTTTCTATTATTAAGAATCTATTTAAAAAACCATCAGCAATACGACCAGAGTTTAGCGCTTTATAAAAGTTTTGTGGTACTGACATGCCAACCAAAGTGATTGCTGGTTTATGTGTAACTCTATTCATGGCTTGTTCTTTATATTGTTCTGGAACATTCATTAGAGAATAATTATCTGGTCTAAGAGTACCATGACAACGACCCCAAGCCTCCATCAAAGTTTGTATACCATCCTCTCTATTTGTGTTTTGTTGGGCACTAATATTTTCTAGTCTTTTACCAAACTCATCCATTATTGTTATTTGTGTAGGTCTATACCTTAATATTGAATGTACTGCTCCAGATGAGGTATAGCCATCACCAACTACCAAATCCGAGTGCTCAGACATATTTAAAATAGCCTCGACAAAACTTTTTATATTTTCTTTACCTTGTCCAGACTTGGCTATACCCATAAAGTATAGTGATGAAAAATTATTCATATTAGTTCTGTATAATCTGCCACAACAAACACTTGCTAAGGATAAACTTGCTATTATTGATAATTCTGGTTGAGATACTTTTGCCATTTCTTCACAGAACCTATACATTTCTTTTAATATGCCTGGTGGATTAAATAAATCTTTTGGTGGATCGATTTTTTCAGAGGCATTTACAAACAAGGGTGCTCTTTGGTTTTTTCTGTCATGTGTTCTTTTTACATTATCGACTACAGATAAAACTTCGTTGTTTGGTAAAGGTGGTGTATTTTGTGTGTTCCAAGACTGTAGAAAAAATTTACAAAAATCTAGGTTAATATTTTTAGATATTAAATATCCTGCGAGTCTTGCAGCTTGATCGTTTCTTGATCCTTCGTTTACACCATCTAGTGATATTGGAGCAGTTACTTGATGACCATTGTTTTTACCGTTACCAGTTATTTGGATCCATTCTTTTTCAGTAAAATCTGGCAAATCACTATAATCGTGTATGTCCCATTCTGGTATGATGTTTGGTTTATATATTCTACCAGTAGCATGTTTATTATAAGGAGCAATAATTAAACCACCTTCCCCTCTAATATCTATATGTCTTTCTAATGGAGTTTCGTTTAGTCTTTTGGTAGCAAATGTTGTAAAGTTTTGTGGGTTGTTATAGTAAAAGTGCATACCTTTACCAGTAACAACACGAAATGGGGTAGTAGGTAAATTGTTTTCTACCCAGGTCATAGCTTCTGGTGTGTCTGCATCAACTACAATAAATTCACCACAAATCAAAGCCACTACTAAATCATCACGACCTTTGAACCAAGATTCTACAAGTTCTCTTTTTGGTCTTTCAGTTTTATATTGATGCCAGCCACCTAGAAAAGCTGGTGGTTTTTTATTGCTTCTATATAATGGAACAACCGAAAGACCCTCATCATAATATGTGGTAGCTAGGTCTAGAGGTGTTTCATTATCTGTAAGATTTAGATTGAACACTATCTGAGGTGGAGTTATCTAAGTTACCATAAATGGATTCAAAGTCTAACTTACCGTCAGATTGTTGTATTATTTTTTTCGCTTGATTGATAGACGGTTGCCGATAACCATATCTCCAGGCTTTTATTGACGCTTCTGAACATCCAAACAAATCAGCAGCTTTTGGCATTCCTATAAACTCGATATATTGTTTTAAAGAATATCTTTTCATTTCTTTTTCTCTCTCAGTAAATTGTGGTTTTACATTAAGTTTATTTAAAATTTCTAAATGTTTATTAGAAAGTATTAGTTGTCGGTAATAATAGTTGGCTAACCAAATTAAATTATTGCTCATAGTTTCTCCTTAATTAATTTACAAATAGTAATATATGTTATATACTTTTTCAACAACTTTGGAGAAACTATTATGAGTGATTTAAAAAATCGCATAGTTGCACCGTCTGATCTAGTAGAAGATCAAGGTGCAAAAATCCTAATATACGGGGCTGCTGGTGCTGGTAAAACTACTGCATGTGCAACTGCTCCCGGTAAAATTTTGATGATAAGTATGGAGAGTGGTTTGCTTTCTATTAGAGATCGTCAAAATGTTGATGCAATCGAAGTTAAAGAAGCACAAGAAATAATGCAGATACATGATGCATTAAAATCTGGTGAACTTAACTACGATACTGTCTGTTTAGATTCTATATCTGAGATGTCTGAAATTTTGTTAAATTATGAAAAGGCAAAACATAAAGACCCAAGGATGGCATATGGCAATGTGCAAGAATCAGTCACTAATGTTATGAGAGCATATAGAGATTTACATATGCATGTTGTCTTTGTCTCTAAAATGGAAAAGCAAAACGTAGATAATGTTCTTTTATATGAACCAAAAATGGTTGGAACAAAACTAGGACAATCTATTACTTACTTTTTTGATGAAGTTCTTGCTTTGCGTGTCATTGAAGAACAAGATGATGATGGTAAAAATGTAAAAAACAGATGGCTACAAACAGAAATTGGTCAAGGATATACTGCAAAAGATAGATCTGGGAAACTAGATCCTTTTGAAGAGCCTTGTTTAACTAGCATAATCAAAAAGCTAGGTTTTAAAACTCAAGAAGCATTACAACAGGAGGCTATAAATGAGTGATTTTGATAATGTTGATTGGCTTGAAACAAGTGGAGAGCCATCAAAAGATGTCGCACCACCAGGTGAATATGAAGCAAAAGTTATTTCTTGCGAGAAGTATCAATCAAAGAGTAGTGATAACTGGTCTGTAAGAGTAATTTTTGATTTGCAGAACGGAGCATTCAGAGAACACACAGAGTATTTTTCTTTGTGGTCAGCTAATGCAGACGCTAAAAGAATCTCTAATGAGCAATTTACCTCATTATGTAAAGCAGTAGGATTTAAACAATTTCCTAATGCGTATGGAGATTTCGTTAACAAACATCTAAATATTAGAGTTTCTAACGAGCAAGATTCTTTTAAAAACGAGTTTGGTGAAACTATTGAAGTAACTAAAACAAGAGTAAGATCTTTTGTTAACCCAGAGTCATCTGCAGGACAAAATGCTAGTGATTCAACAGCAAAAGCCAAACCTACCTTATAAATAAAATTATAGGTAATTATTGGGGAGAGTAATCTCCCCTTTTTTTTATTTGATTTTTGGGATAGAATGAGGTATATCATTCATTAGTTCTCTCCCGAATGGTTGGGGAGTTTTTTAAACTCCCCTTTTTTTATTTCTTAATTAATCTATTTGTCCAGTTTTTTGCAAGACTCTCTGCATATAAAAGATTATGTTCATTTAAGTCTACTGATCTAATAAAGTTTTTGTATTCATAAAGATCTACCCTAAGACCATTTTTTGTTTGCACTACACATGCTCTTCTATCTTCTACTTTGCCAAAGTCAGTAACTATTTCTTGCATTATTCTCCACCGTCATCTTTTGAACCATAAATTACCCATATCAACATTAGAACTGCGATAACTGTTAAGGGATCAATATTCATGGCTACATATTTTCTAATTCTTTAATTAATCTTCTAATATACCAAACGCATTTTTCCAAATCTTGTATGTTAGATGTTTTGTATTTAAACCTATGTAAATATTTTATTGCTGTTCCTTCTAAATACGATCTATAACCTAATGGTCCTAGTTGTTGTTTTATATACTCAATAGCCTCTAAAGTCCCTTGATTATAATGTGGTGGTTTATTTACCATATCTTGTTCATTAGTGTTTTCAGAGTCTCCTGGACCTATTTTTTTTATAATTTTATTTGCTTCGTCCCATTGTTCTGGGGTTATTTTATCAATCGACATATTTCCTCCTATTCATCATACCAATCTCCACAAATTATTATGCATCCCCATAAAAAATATTTGCTTAGGATTACGGCAAATATAAATAATGAAAATGTAGTAACTAATAATATGTTCTTTTTATTCTTCATCAGATAAACTCAACTCAACTATATCTGGTGTGTTGTATACTGTTGGTCTTTCTCCATCCAAAACTTTGACATAATCTTGTAAATTTTTTTCTAAGACTATCCAACCTTTATCCATATCTTCTTTTTTCATTTTAAATATTTTTGATGCATATGGATGCTTCTTTTCTTGTGCTACAAAATAGAAATCTACAACTTCAAAACCAGCTTTTTCAAAACCTCTTCTATACCAAGCTGCTTGTAAATCATATTTATATCTTTTCACAGAGGACAAGAAAGAACTTGGCTCACAACTTTGTGTAGTTTTGTAATCTACTAAAATTATTTTATTTTCTGCATAAGCATTTTCTAGAGGGTATCTTAGAATATCAGACTTTACTTTGAGCAGAAGATCGTTCTCGAACCAATAAATCGCTCTTTCATAAGGGTAATTAAAAATACTTGGATATTCATTTTCACTTGGTTGTAAGAGTTTTTTTGCCTCTGGTATTAAAAGATCTCTCATCCTAAAAATATCATCTCTCTCTTTTTTTGTGATTACTGTCATACCTCTTTCTTCAAAGTCTGCTTTTAAGTTTTTGTTGTATTGTGTATATGGAGAGCCCTCTATACATGCAATATCTTGTGCAAAAGCCTTATCTCCCTCGACTATCAAAGCATGTGCAGCAGTTCCAAATTTTAATGCAGGTGTGTTTAAAACATCTTCTTCCATAGCATGTATTTGTGAGTCCATAAATTTTCTTATTACAGATGATGATATGCCAGGAGAATTGTGATATTCCTCATTGGTTAATGAAGTAAAGTAGATAGCATTTCCTAATGCTTGACGGTCATATTTTTCTAATGTTTCTGGTAAAATCATTTCTCTCCTTTTTTATGAACTTTGTTAATATACTTTTCAAGATCTTCTGGATGTAGTTGCCCAAATCTCCAAGAACGGTAATCTTTAGGTGTCATTATTTCTTTCATTTTTTCTATAAAAACTTCTCTACTCATTTATCTCTCCCAGTTTTTTTTGCTTTATAAATAGGTATATTGTTGATAGTTTTTATCATATCTTTCTTGGTTTCTCTATCTATATTTTTTAAATCTTGCAAACTGCTCCAAGCTAGGTACTGCATATATTCTGCATGTTCAAACAAAGAAAGATCACTTGAATCTTTGATTGTTTTATTTTCTAATTTTTTAGTATTTTTCGACATAGTTCTTCTCCTATATTGCAAATTATACATCAATAGTATAATATGTCTACTGTTGGTAATAAATATTATTAACTAAGGATAATAAATGTCTAGAATGTGGAGAGAATATCACGATAATATTGTAGAGGATGGCGCACGACAAAAGGCGTTTGATGATGCTTATAAGTTTGGATGCGATACTTCAGAGGAGTTAACATCTAGGTATGCTGAAAATCTAAAAAAATCTACTGGTATTGATTTAAATGCCGTAGAAAGATCTAGTGAATGCAGTATCTTGTTAGCTGCTTTTGGTGAAAATCCAGAAGACTACGGTATTTAATTTTTTGTTGCCTATTCTGTATAGAATTCTCCATACACTTTGAATAGAAGTCTTGATCGGACTTAGGTATCAGAGGGACCTTAGCAACATAACCCTCTGCTTCTATAAATAGCACACATAATATAACTTAGCAATTCGCTTATAGTAAATTATTTTTATTTATGTTAAATTTAATTTATGGAAGTCATAGAGATGTCAGAGTACAGACCAGATGCAGATCCAAAAGAAACGGCTAAATCGTTAGAAGGTTTGATTGCTGAAAATAATATTAGAGGTGTGCCGCCCCAAGATACTGTAGTTTGGTGTATTAGCTATTGTTTTTCTAGACTTATACATGAACAAAAAGACATTAATTTATCTTTGAACACATTAGATCAAATTATTTCTGGCTACTCTGAACAAGAAATTTATTCTGCACTTTATGAAAGTATGCCAGATTTTGAATGAAGGTATTAAGTTTATTTGACGGGATGAGTTGCACCCAGATTGCACTTAAAAATTTAGGCATTAAAGTTGATACTTATTTCGCTAGTGAAATAGATAAATACGGCATACAAGTCACACAAGCAAATTTTCCAAATACTGTTCAAGTAGGAGATATAACAAAGTTAAACCCAAACGATTTCAAAGATGTCACTCTTATAGTCGCTGGCTCCCCTTGTCAGGGATTTAGTTTTTCAGGAAAACAGTTGGCATTTGACGATCCTAGATCTGCTTTGTTTTTTGAGTTTGTGAGATTACTGAAAGCTATTAAACCTAAATACTTTTTACTTGAAAATGTCAGAATGAAAAAGGAGTTTCAAGAAGTCATCACACAACAAGTTTCAGAATGTTATCCAGAGTATTCAAGTGGTCAAGATTTATTGGGAGGTCGTATCGAGCCTATTTTAATAAATAGTTCACTTTTAAGTGCACAAAGCAGACAGCGACTTTATTGGACAAACATACCAAACATAGAACAACCAAATGATTTGGGGATAGTGTTAAGAGATGTTTTGGAAACAGATGGAGAAACAGATTTAGTTGGGAATAACGGAAGTGTAGCCCTAAAAGAAAACATAAAAAAAGGCTCAACATTATTAGCTCGTGATTACAAAGGTTGGAACACTTATGGCATGACTGGTGTGAGAAATAAACCAAAACAAGTAGGTAGTTTAGATGACATCAAAGGTCACGATATATTAAAAAGAGTTTATAGTGAAGATGGTAAGTCACCTACAGTCACCGCTCATGCTGGTAAGGGCACAGTTCCCAAAGTAGAAACTAAACCAAAAAAGGCTTTTGATATACCAAGAGAAATATTAAAGGATAATGAAATGAGAAGAAGAGTGTATTCCTCTGAGGGTAAATCACCTACGGTTATTTCAAGCTACAGTCCAAAAATTCAAACTAAACCAGTACAAGTTGGGGTGGCTAGTGACGTAAATGGACACGATATACTTAAAAGAGTCTATAGCCTAGACGGTAAAGCTCCTACTCTTAATAGTATGGGTGGTGGCAACAGAGAACCAAAGGTTGTGTCTGGTGGTGCACTTAGAGGTAGAGCATATGATAGTGATGGTAAAAGAATGGATCGAGATGGCAATTCGGTAGCTAATCAAACAAAACAAATGTTAGAGCTAAGAAAAGACGATAAATCAAATGCTATAACAACGGTCAGCAAAGATTCAGTAGCAGTAAAAGAGGACTTAACCTGGAGAAAGCTAACAGTTCGAGAGTGTCGTAGACTACAAACAATACCAGAAGACTACGAAATGCCAGTAAGCAACACCCAAGCATANAAAATGTTGGGTAATGGATTCACAGTATCAGTAATAGAACATATCCTTAAAAATATGGATATTTGATTATTGTCTATTTTTGTCAGACTTTTCTTGTCGTATGAAAGTCTTATGTTTAGTGGTTTTGACAATAAAAACATTTTTTTCATTTTTGTCAGAGAATTAGAAACTAATTTAATATTTATTGCTTTTTTATATTGACGATACATAATCTGGCGTGATAGTCTTGGAATATACTTATTAGATAAGTAGAGATAGCCACATATAATATTCAGTTCCTAGACCATACTTTACTTCTACAATAAGAAACCATAGAATTACGAGTATATGTCCAAACCAGAAGTCAAGTTCGAGCCTATACTTCATCAAGAAGAAACACCACCTATCGAATATTTTGATCTAGATAAGAAACTTAATCGCAGACAACAAGTGTTCGTCTGGACTATAGTCAATAATCCACAGATGAGTTATGTTGAAGCTGCAAAAAGATCTGGCTACAAAGATGCTAGACAGTCGGCATACAAACTTATGAAAAACGATAATGTGTTGTCGGAATACAAATACTTAATGTCGGAAGTTAGAAAGAAGTATGAATTAAATCATGATAGAGCAGTTAAAGATTTGTATGACATAAGAGATAAAGCTCTGGACTCTGGATCATATAATGCTGCAATCGCAGCCCAGAATAGTTTGTTAAAAGTAGGTGGATTGGTTGTTGATAAAAAAGAAGTTAGATTTGGTAAGATCGATATGATGTCACGAGAAGAGATAGAAAATAGGTTAAAGCAACTTATGGGTCAAGAAATCATAGATNTGCCAATAAATGATGACTCACTTGTGTCCACTACTGCCACCACTCATGAAATCGATAATAGCAGCCAGGATGATAACGAAGATAACAGCTAATAAACTACTCATCAATCTTCACTCCATCTATCTTGACACAATACTGTTTTTCAAACAGATCAACAGACTCTTTATAAGATAACGGTTTTTCTTCATTCCAAAACCTTTCACTTTCATTCTCTGATAGCCAAAAGTTAAAATTTTCTATTGGACTTCTATCGTTATCGTATATAAAATTTTTACTTACTTTTCCTTTCATAATATCTCTCCATAAAATAGCCGAAGCCAACCCGAATATGAAATACACTATAGGGAGTAGGATTGACCCCAGCTAACTAATTATAATCTTTGTTGTATAACACCACAACTGCCCCAACAGACCATAACTCAACTTGCAACACCTTGACAAACCTCTCCTAGACTGACATACCAAAACGGACAGCACCAGAACGTATCGTGACTTGCCATACCTCAACTGCCATAACAAAACGGAACGAAACACGCAGCGCCGAACCACAACTGCCCTAACCTNCCTGGACGAAACTCTCGATACCTCAACAAGACCCACCACAACTGCCATAACTTGACATAACTTAACAAGACGAGACTCACCACGACTGCCTTAACGTGACAGAACGCAACCAACCCCACCTGGACTGCCTTGCTTACCAGAACCCAACAAACCCCAACTCACCTTGACTGCCAAAATTAAAAAGTAGGTCATGTATCGAGGGGGTAAAATGTAAGACACACGACCTACTAAAAAGATCAACTAAACTAATCTTGGTGTTAAATCCGTTGTAGTTTGACCTTTTTTTTGCACTAATTTATTTTGTAGAGGTTTTCTAGCGTTATCTAGTGTATTTTTATATGAGCCTTTATACAAGTTCATCAACCTTAACTGTTCCTCTAAGCTATTCATTCTTCTTAGAAGTGTTTCAAATAACTCAGTAGCTATTTGGTCATCAGTTAAAGCCTCAGCAGTTTCAACAAATCGTCTACCCTCGTCTGTTCTTAAACTTACAAAAGCTCTTACGGTTTCAGGACTAACTTCATTAACATAGACCTTAGCCGTTGCTATCAACATTCTAGCCTCATGCATTCTCCACTTTTGAGCAGCTTTACTATCATTCCACTCGAAGAAATTATGCAAAGGACTAGACTTCTTCTTTGCCTCTCGTAAGACGGTATGAGCCGAAACCGACCCATACCTTTGTTGCACTTTTACGAGTTCAGCAGTTAAATTTACTCTGCTATTTCTCATTATGCTGCCTTATTTGAACCAACTGTAAACATACCAAATGTGCCATTCCTTTCGGGACGCCATTCACCTACACCAACGGTTTGACCACCATGATTAAGCAAATTAGCTATCTGCTCTATGGTCACTCTATCAGCGTCATATTTTACNAGGAGTTCTGCTGACCAGTTTCTAAACTCTGGTCTAAATCTGAGGTCTTTACCAGTCTTTACATTAACTGGGTCTTTCCTCAATACTGGTTTCTTAGACTTAATAGAAACACACTCTCCATCCGGGGCATTTGGCAAAACAAAAAACAAAGTTCTTGCATCTGTCATAGCCAAGCCTAAAGCCTTACCTGCTCTAACTGCACATTGTTTGAATGCACTTGCAGGAAATCCAAACGAGCCATCATCCTGGGTATAAGCAGATTTCAAATACTCTTTTTTAGGATCGATAGCAGTTCTTTTGGCATTGACTTTATTAGCCTTACCAGAACGGACTTCTTCCATTTCTTTTATCAAAGCCTCCTTCATCTTATTTTGGATTAAAGGAGTTAAACCCTCGACTTGCAATTTCACAAGATTGAAATTAGGTGGGTTGATTACGAACTTCTGTTCGCGTATTTTATTATTCATAAATTCCTCTCGAAAATTATGCACTCAACACCAAACAATAACACCCGTTATTATTTAGCTGATTGCTCGTTTGTGTTCTCTTTGTTATCAACTAAAAGTTTTGCATGATAATCTTCACCTTTGTTGTGAACAGTTATCATCAATTTTCCCTCGTTATAAAA